CTCTTCGAGCGTTGGGACCCTTTACGGTAGCTGTACCGATTGTGGTCAAAGCCCGGGGTGATATCAGCTCCCCAGGTCAAGCCACAAAGTCAGCTGCCAGAAGTTCAACCAAGCAGCCTTCGGCATCATCGCCGATGCCTAGGACTACTTGTTCAAAAAGGGCCACAACTTGATACCCGAACACGCCGTAGCGATGGAGGATGAACACATTGAAGTCATCATCACTCACGACATCCTGAACAATTAACTTGTCCTTAATGTTGGCTAGAGTGATGCCTGCTTCCCTTGCGTTCCAAGAGACCTCCAGGCCGGCGTGTTTGAGCATTTTGCGGTCATCCTTGAAACGCTCCAACTGGATGTTGAAACGCTCAAGGAAAATGTCCCGCAAACAGGGCACGAAGCGAAATTCATAGGCATAGCCCAAGGCTTTACCCATGAAATAAGCGGGGTCTGACACCGCCGCATTGAGATTGGCCCGCATGTTAAAACGAGCCAACGCCTTACCAAGCAGTGGGACCGTGAGGTGCGACACTGCCTGTTGGGGCCGAGGAATAAACAGCTTACTAAGGAATGAACATGAAACAAGCGCCCGAAAGCGCTTGACCTTGGCGTCCATTCTAGCCTCGCTGGCTATCCGTTGGTACGTCTTAGCCGCGTAACGGCCAAGCCCCTCAATGCGGGCGAGCATGTCATCGCCCAAAAGGAGTGCATTGCAACGAGTGGCGCGTTGCGCGTTGAGGAATGCAAAAAGAATGCATGCATTCCAGAACGTGTTCCGGAAGGTTGTGTCAGTGGCGCCAGTGGGGAGTTGGTTGTCAAGCTCTGCTTTGACTCCATGCTTCTTGCTGGCCACAACAAAATGGTTAGTCTTGCTGTGGAGGCGGATGAACCACTCAGGGCAACCTAAGCGGCGCATCAGCATTATCTCAAGAAGCATTACGTCAGAGCATTGCTTCATGTCATTGGCGCTAAAGTCGCACTCAATGAACTCCCCGGAGACGGTTGACACGAAAGGAGTGTAAACTTCAGGCGTCTTGCGATAAGCCGCCTTAAAGCGATAAGGACCCTGCATGCGCTCAAAACACGCATCCAGGCGCGTCATGAGTTCGCTAAAAATGGGTCCTGAAAGAGCGTTGTAGACGTCAGTCCCTTTGTATATCACACGGGGGGCCCAGTTTGGCTTGTGTTGGACTAGCAAAGCCTCTGTCTTGACAAAAATTTCTTTGCGAGAATAGTCCTTGATGGAGGAAGTCGGGAATTGCTCTACGGCAGCACGCATCCGATTTTGCTTCTCCATGCCAAACTTGGCAACCCAGGATTCAAAGCGGGAATCCGTCCATTCAAATGAAGGTAATTGCTCTGGGGCGAGCAAAGTGATTAACTCCAAGGACCGGGCTATGATCTGAGGAGTGGCGCGTTCCGCCGAGAAATAATTACACCGCTTCCGGAAAGCGGCAAGAAAATTATAATACCCGTTGTCCGGCACAACGGGGTGAAAACCCGCGAGCAGCGGCCCCCCAGTCACGACAGGAAGGGGGTCTGCATCGAAATGCTTTGGGAGTGCGAACCTGGCCTTAACTCGTGGCTTGAGAAGGGGGTCGGCACGGGCGTGCCATTCGCGGGCTTGGGTGAGAAAGCCGACCTGCGGCGGCAGCTTGGCGACTACGGCGGAGGTGGTGGTGGTGGTGGTGGTGGTGTTGGTGGTGGTGTTGGTGTGTGTGTAGGAG